CCATATAGCAGCTATGTGGTATAAAAGACAAAGCAATCTAGCAAAATAGCCACTATTTGCGCCAAAACAAAACCATCGGAGATACCTCTTGCACCGGTGAAGCTGAATGGTTCAACCGGATGGCTGCGACCGATGAGGGAGCAGCCCGAAAAAATGAAAAGAGGCAGCAACAGACTTGCCACCTCTGATAATCATTTACATTTACGTTTATGTCTCTTAAATTTAACGTAGTTAGGATCCAAAACCTTTATGTTATATGAATTTGAATTATCATATATATTACGGCAATAAGAAAGTATTTTTTTCAATTCCTCGTGGCATTCTTCACGCTGCAAGGCTGAATAATTATAGTAATACGTAGAATCCTTATCCGCATAATCAACAAACATTCCTGCACTATCATTGCAACCGAAACAAGTTATATTATAGATAGGCTCTGTTGTTCTCATAAAAACCATATCACCAATTATAAGATATTTACTTGCTCTTTTTTTAATATTGGCTTTAGAAGTAGCATCACCTATCTCACCAGTCCAACGGCAAGCATTGTAATAATCATGCCCCCAAATTGCTTGTTGCCAATTCATTGTGTTAACAGTTTTGTTTTGTTCCAAAGGGTCAATATCAATTCTTTTCATGTCACGCCATTGAACATTGCGATAAAGTTTTCCTCTAAACACTCTGACTTCGCAATCTTCACAATTATAGCTTTTTACCACCATAACAAGAGGTGCGTCTTCCTTGCTACATTCCCTGATATTTACTGATGTAGAACTTTGAACCTCACGTATTCTTAACTTCTTACATCGAGGAGTAGGTAAATACTCCTCGTTGTAGCTAAAACTAATATACTGTTTCATAATTCAAATAGTAAGATGGTGGGGATATTCCCCACCTGATTAATAACTTTATACATTAGCTGGCGTTCAGCCATCTAGTGTTTGTAATTCTCGTTTGTGCTCCGGCAATTCTGTATTCCTTTGCATCTTTCTTCACTTGGGAGTATGATTCACAACTCTTGTCGTAAACACTTTCTTTTTCCCAACCGCTACCCCAGTTAGTCCAAATTGCCCAACCATAGCAATATTTATTTTTCTTCTTCATAATCGTAATTCTAATTATTAATACCTTGATTACACTTGCTAGGGCATTTATGCAGTCTGCAAGTATAGTAATCGTAATCTTGTGATATTGGAGAGAAGTGATAAACATGATGCTTGCACCCTCCACAAATTCGTTCTTCCGATATTGTAATCATACCATTACTCTTTCCACCAATCAGAAACATCGCTTCTCTTAAGATTGCGCATTTCCAAAAACTCTTTAAGGGTACTGCAATAAGTATTCATAGAATAGCAGTCTCCTTTTAAAATTACATGTACTTCCTTTGCCATAAATATCAATCTCCTATCTGCTTAAAGATTAAAGTTACTCTTTCAAATGGTTAGGAGTCCAAACCTCAACTTCCCATTCATACCCAACGTTGTTGCACTGGCTTTGGTTCATTCTTCGGATGTCCTCAGCCTGTTCTTCTGTGATAGGCTCGCTCTTCAACTTCATTAGTTTTTTGATACTAGCCTCTTTGTTTGTCCCGATGTATACCAAATCCTTGCTATCATGGGAGTTCCAATTATCTGTACGATAAAAGAGAAATACATTCATACTCTAAAATTTTAAATGGTTCAACATAAAAATTATTCTGGATTTGAGGATTCATTGCCTTTTACGGTTTTTTGTTCCTTTCGATCCGATATTTTTTTTATCATTCCGTCATCTCGTCATCATATAGCCTTTTTACGTGCATAAAGAAATGGTGGTTCCCAAGAGTCAGAACACCAAGCAATTCGGTAGAAAGTTTTTTGGAATACCCAAATGTGCAACATTTGTGGAAGGCTTTCCGGAAAAGTTTTAGCCGAATAAGGCATCGCCTGGTGTTTGGTATCTGACAAAACCGCCATACCTTTGCACCGTAAAAAGCCAAATGACAGAGAGACGGCAACCACAATAATAAAAAAATAGAGGTCGAAGTAAGGAACAAAAATAAAATATAGATATAAAGAAAGTAATACCCCAATGCTGTAAGCATGCAATAGAGAAATAAACAAACAACGCAATACCTATATAGATATATAAACATATAGATATATATAAATAGAAACATATAGATATATACAGTAATACCCAAATACTAGGTATAGAAAAAGGAACTGACTAATTAATAGCCAGCTCCTTATATAGTATAGAATATGAATATAAGAAATGTCTTCTTACTGAGCCTTCTTCTGAACCTGTTCAATCTTGGTAGCTACAAGTCTGTACTGGTTAACGCTCTTACCATCCTTGGTGTATGGATCAGCCTTGAAAAATCCTTCAATCTTGATGAGAGAGCCTTTCTTCAGGAGTTCCTGTGTGGCAGCATCATCATTCTTGATCCATGTTTCAATATTGACGATGGCAGACTTAACCACTTCTGTGTTACCATTCTTTTCTGAAGTCTTGAAAGACAATCCGAAGCGAGCGATGCTGTTCTTTTCAAAGTTCTTAACTTCTGCGTCCTTAACGACGAAACCTGAGATAGTGAAATTGTTCATTGCATTCATAATTGTATTTTTTAAATTGTTACTACTAATTTTACGTGCTAAAGACAAGCAAACAGAAAGCAGGTGAGCACGGCAAGAGATACCCAATATTATTTTCACCCCATGGGCTTTGGAGTTTTTGATTAAGGAGCAACTGCACCCAAAAAGTCTGAAAAAAATATTGAGGTAAACAGGATGTGTGCCCTTGCCAACACCGTCTGTGCTAACTTTGCAAAGTAAAATGGTGGTGACAAAATATCAAAAAATGCTTTGAAGCAAAGAACAGTCCTTTCAATAAAAGTTTTGATACTAAAGACGTGGATAAAAGATAAGAACGAAAGAACAGCACCAGCTGCCACTTCAATTCCTATGCCAAAAGACCTTAGAATAAAATGGAAACAATAAAAGAAGATCGTAATCGTCAACATTGAAACCATGAAGCAATACGCTGCCACCAACTTTTGAAGAAAGACTGTATGTTGAGATAGGATTTGGCTGAAACAGTCATTAAGGATATAGGCAAGAAAGAACGTAAACCGGAAGCACACTGCCAGGATATCAAGAACAGACAGTTAGAAAGCTCTATGAAAGATAAGAATACCGCAACAACTGTTATTCTAGTCATAATAAGGAGCCTAAAGAAATGACAGTTCCTAAAGATAGAATACCTAATATGCCCAAAAGTACAATAGATATAAAGAAAGCAATACTTCCTTGCTTCAAGCATGCAATAGAGAAATAAACAAACAACGCTATAAATAAATAACATAATACCTATATAGACATATAAGCATATAACAATATAACACAATAACAATATATATAGATATAACCAAGCAGAAGCCCCCCATCAAACCCTCCGTTCTTTCCACACTGCACCTGTGCCGTGGAAAGAAGACCTCTCTCCCCTGCCAAGTAGCCACCCTCGGTTTGGCAGCTGGGCAATGCAACATGCGCCAGCATACTTGCATTGGGGCTAGAGAAGAAAAGACTTGTAGGAAGAGTGCCATAGGTACGTGTCAGGAAGGATGGCCAAGGATGCCTGACTGGTGGAGATGAGCATGGTTCATCTTCGCTGAAAAGGGAGCATCCCTGCCCATTCTGCAGACCTTCCTATATGTCTCTTCTTCGAAAAGGGGTGTGGTGGCGGCAAGCCCCACATGAAGGGTCGACCTCTCTCCCGAAGCTGCTCTAAGGTGATGCATGCATTGCATTAGTGCAGTTTCCCTGTCTTCCCTGGAAGGGTCACCAACGTTGTTCCTGGAAGAGAAAGCAGGGAAAGGGTTTAAACGGCGAAGGTATAGATATAAAGAAAAACCTACCACATAGCCATTATATGGTATAAAAACAAAGTGACCTAGCATAATATCCTTTATTTGCGCCAAACAAAACCATCGGAGATACCTCTTGCACCGGTGAAGCTGAATGGTTCAACCGGATGGCTGCGACCGATGAGGGAGCAGTCCGAAAAAGGAGACTGCAGTTTTACAATCTCCTTTTATATATAAATTATTTCTTCATTTCTTCCTCGATTTTGGCATAAACCGCATCGTAAAGCATATCAAGATTGCCTGAAATGACATCATCAGACAAATTTTGCCAATCTTCATCAACGATTTCCTTACCTTTAGCCATATACCACAAAGTATCATTTTCCAACTTGATTTGCATTACCTCAACTTCTTCAACATCCTCGCATACATCTAGAGAACGGATAATATATGCAGAATAGCTAGTATCTTCCCCATTCTCATTTTGAGTCAAGTCAAGAATTGTCTGACTTGCAGAAAGCATCAATTTTTTAATACACTGCAACATTTCTTCGTGAAGTTTTTCTTTTCTTGAAGAAAAGTCCACCTTCGAAGGCATATTCTTGCTCTTAGGAGTATATGTTTCGTTAACAACCTCAATTCCATTGCCATGCATATAGTAGCACATGTCGGGGTTAAGATTGAGGTGTTCTCCGTCAAACATATAGTCTTCCAAGTCTTCTATATTTTCACTATTCCAATTAGTTGGGCAATTATTAATAATTCTTACCTGAGAATTTTCATAGTCTAAAATTACGAGTTTCATAATAAAAGTTTGTGTTTTATGGAGAGGTGGTTAGCCTCTCCGTTTCCTTTTAATCAGTAACTCTGTAGAAGTAATCCAACTCCTCGCCCTTAAGATTGTTAAGAGCATATTGGTCTGCTATTTCCCAAAAATCATTGTACATGGCAGCCAAAGCAGCATTTTTCTCAAACCATTGCCAAATCTTAGAATTTAGCACCATCACTAATTCGGTAAGGTATTTGTAGTTACCTTTCCATTCTTCAAAGGCACGCTTGAACGTGTCTGCTACGGCTGAAGTGCCAAAAGCATCTGCCACCGAGAAATCATTCCAAAAAGTGGTAATTGGCTTATAGCCACAAACCGCCTCAATATTCCAAACAGGTACCTTAACTGCAATTTCAAACATAATCTAACTTTTTTAAAGGGTTCAACATAAAATTTTATCCTGGATTTGAGGATTCATTGCCTTTTATGGTTTTTTGTTAACTTTTTCATAGACGTATTAATTAATCATCAATAACATCAAATGTTACGCTTTCCTTTTCTCCATTACCTTCTAAGATACCTTTGTCGTATTGGTCTCTTGCCATATTCTCTGCCTCTGCCTCGTTTGCAGCTTCAACGATTACTTGAAAAACTATTTTTTCAACGATTTCAACTTGATACTTTTTCATATTTTCTCCTTTAGTTAATCTTATCCGGTAGCCTTTCAACTACCGGATAAGAACATTAAACATGATACTACTTAGTCCCGATAATCATTTGCTTGACTTCCTCATAACTTTCTTTCGTTATAAATTTGCGCCCCTCAACGTTACGCTTTGTTGTGTGTATGAGGGTAATCACACAAACCTCCTTGCCGTCCTTATAATCTTCGGTTGGCTCAATGCAAGCAATCTCGTCGGTATTAATCAATACTTTTGTTCCTGCTGTCACTTCAATGAATTTGCTCATATCTATATCCTTTCATTAAAAATCAATATACATTCACATGGGTAGTTGCAAGTGGCTTTTCTGTAAATCCAAGCTCTTTGCAATACACGTTCACATTCACTCTAGAGCCGGTTCCGAAATATCTTCTCAGATTGCCACTCTCCAAATCACGACTAATCTTCCGATTTATCGCCTGTTTCAAACCTCTCTCAGTAGAGAAAGTAATACTGCTGTGAAAATCTAGGATAGTCCATGATTCACCATTGCAGTCATAATAAAGATTTGCATTCATACTCTAACTATTTTAAATGGTTCAACATAAATTATTCTGGATTTGAGGATTCATTGCCTTTTATGGCTTTTTGTTCCTTTCGATCCGATATTTTTTTATCATTCCGTCATCTCGTCATCATATAGCCTTTTTACGTGCATAAAGAAATGGTGGTTCCAAGAGTCAGAACACCAAACAATTCGGTAGAAAGTTTTTTGGAAAACCCAAATGTGCAACATTTGTGGAAGGCGTTCCGAAAAAGTTTTAGCCGAATAAGGCATCGCCTGGTGTTTGGTATCTGACAGAACCGCCATACCTTTGCATCGTAAAAAGCCAAATGATAGAGAGACGGCAACCACAATCATAAAAAATAGAGGTCGTAGTAAGGAACAAAAATAAAATATAGATATAAAGAAAGTAATCCCCCATGCTGCAAGCATGCAATAAAGCAATAGATAAATAACGCAATACCTATATAGATATATAAGCCAATAGTAATATAACACAATAACAATATATATAAATAGATATAACCAAGCAGAAGAAAACCAATCATATAGCCTCTATATGGTATAAAAACAAAGCGACCTACCATAATAGCCACTATTTGCGCCAAAACAACAACCATCGGAGATACCTCTTGCACCGGTGAAGCTGAATGGTTCAACCGGATGGCTGCGACCGATGAGGGAGCAGCCCGAAACTCAAAAAAAATAGGAACCTAGAAAATCTCTAGATTCCTAGAGAGTGTAAATTAAACTGTGTCAAGCTACAATAAAAGTAGTTTAACACAGTTTTTATATTATGGACAACTTAGA